GTTATGGTTCGCACAAGACTACAAAGTGTGGCCTGTACTTGGTAAGACACAGGCTGATTATGATGGCTCAGCGTGGTTCAGATACCTCTGCCGAGTGACTTGGCTACAACGTAATGCTGCCTATGGGTTCGGTGCGCTATGGGGTTTTGATCCTGTGGGCATGATGCCTATCACGACCAAAGACAATGAGAGCTTATGGCGCACAGGTAATAACTGTTTCTCATATTGGTCTGTCATCAACAGCAAAGGTGATAAAGCGTTTTGTATCCGCGCTCAGCTCTACTACTGGAAACCTCATTGCTTAGAGATGTACCTTGGTTACAAGATCCACGCTGACACGATACAGGGTAAGAAGTTAGTAGCGATTCAGTTCACTCCATTTCGATCTTATGTAGCAAGCTAGTGGATACCCAAGTGAATTTTCACGAAGTCGGAATTGTGAAAATCGTCAGCGGCGTGATCGGCGCTCTGGTGAGCTTGCGCTTTGTTCAAGGCACTTGGTTAGAGAAATCTTTTATGGCGTTGGGTGGATCATGTTTAAGTTACTTCGCAACAAGCCCTGTCGCGGTCTGGCTCGACATTAACAATACCGAAGGGCTGATCGGTTTCATAATCGGACTCTTCGGTATGTCGATTGTTGCAAAGGGCTACGAGCTAATCCAAGTCCTTGATGCGAAGCAGGCGGTTGGCCTTTTCTTAGATTGGCTGGCACGCAAGTGGAAGGCCTAATGGCGCCGCCAGACCAAGAGGTGCTGTCGAACACAGCCGCCCCCAGCGAGAAGATGACTGCGCTGGAGAAGCGGATCGCCGCGGCCATGCGTGCCAAGTTTGCAATCGAATCGCGCACCGATTACTTGAAATTCGTGAAATTCACGATGCCGGACATTGAGGATCCAGATGATATTAGCCTCTCGCTCTTCAAGGACTCAAAGCACCATCGCGCCTTGGCCAAGGTGCTTGAGAAGGTCGAGCAAGGTGTAATCCCCAGGTTAATCGTCACACTCCCCCCGCGCCACGGCAAGACTGAGCTTATCTCGCGTCGGTTTATCCCTTGGTTATTGGGCAAAGACGCGTACCGTAACGTGATCTTCGCAACCTACAACGAGCCTTTTTCTGAAGATATTGGCTCAGATTGTCGCAACATCATGCAATCGCCTAGCTTTAAGCAAGTGTTCCCGCAATTCAGGTTTCGCGCAGGCGGCATGAGCAAGTCTAAGCTCCAGACCCAGCCTGGCGGCATGGCCGCGTTCGTGGGGCGCGGAGGTTCTATCACAGGTCGCGGTGCAGACGTTCTAATCATTGATGATCCGATCAAGAACAGCGAAGAGGCGCAATCCCCCGCGCTCCGGCAGAAGCTCTGGGATTGGTTCACGCAAGATGCAATGACCCGCATGATGACCAAGTTTGCGTGCGTGGTGATTGTGCATACGCGCTGGCACGAAGATGATTTGATCGGGCGCATCACGGATCCAACAAACCCCTGCTACTCAGATGAAGAGGCGCAGAAGTGGAAGATCATCAATCTACCCGCGATCGCGCTGGAGGCAGATCCTCTTGGGCGTAAGCCTGGTGAGGCCTTGTGGCCTGAGCGCTTTGACTTGGATTTTCTGTATGCAGCACGGCGCCTAGATTCCAAAGGGTTCTCAGCGCTCTACCAGCAGCAACCCTCGCCTGAAGATGGTGATCTTTTTCGCGCTGAATGGATTACGACTTACGACAAGTCGCAATTACCTGACGATCTACGGATCTACGCGGCCAGCGATCACGCGATTGGTGAAGATAAGTCACGTAACGACGCGACGGTCATGATCGTGGGCGGCGTAGACAAGTACGGGGATCTGTATCTGCTTGACGTTTGGTGGGAAAAGCAAGGCGCTGATAAACAAGTCGATGCCATGCTACGGCTCGCAAAGAAGTGGAAGCCGATTCTCTGGTTCGCAGAGCGCGGCCATATTTCCAAGGCCATCGCTCCGTTCCTTCGCAAGCGGATGCAGGAAGAGCAAAACTATTTCTCGATTGAAGAAGTCACACCGATCGCAAACAAGGTGCAACGCGCTCAATCCATCATGGGGCGCATGAGCATGAAGAAAGTGAAGTTTCCTAAGCACGCAACTTGGTATATGCCGGCACGCGAAGAGCTATTGAAGTTTCCAAATGCAAGACACGACGATTTTGTAGACGCTTTGGCTTGGTTGGGGCGTGCGGTAGATCGCATGGCCTCACCTCAAGCGACGGTTAAGAAAGATGACGAGATTAAATACGGAACATTGGGCTGGCTCAAACAAGATTCAGCTTACAGAGATAGACAACAACGGCTGGTAACGGCAATCAAAGGGTGGTGATATGGATGAGATGAACATGATTGTCAGCAATAGCCTCAATGATGATGACGAGAATCTAGATAACAAGATTGACAAGGATGATTCAAGCGATCAAGACGCGAGCGCTGCACGTCAGAACCTTGTGACGCGCTGGGTCGCTGATATAAACAAAGCTAAGGGCATACATAAGCCTGCTTTTGATCGCATGAAGAAGGATATGGATCTAGCCTTTCACGGCTTTGACCCTGAACTTTGGGATGACAGCAAATACGTCGTAAACCTCGCACAGAGGCACGTACAGCAGCGCACAGCAGCGCTTTACGCCAAGAACCCACGCTCGGTAGCCAAACCACGCCAGCGCCTCCACGCGACGATCTGGGATGGCAAGCAAGAGTCTATCGTCATGGCCATGCAGGCTAAAGAGGTGGCCACACAGAATGGTATGCCCGTTCCCCAGGTCACTGAGATGGTGCTGGCTGAGTACAGCCAGATTCAGAAGCAGAAAATCCAGACCGATAAGATCTGCAAGACGCTAGAGATCCTGTTTCATTACTTCATGCAGGAGTCACAGCCTAGCTTTAAGTCGCAGATGAAGGCCTTGGTGCGTCGGATGCTAACGACAAGCGTGGGCTTTGTGAAGCTCGGCTTTCAGCGCGAGATGACGCGCAGGCCAGAGATCAGCGCACGCATGAATGACGTACAAGTGCAGCTTGACCATTTGGAGCGCTTGGCAGGCGAGCTTGAGGAAGGCGAACTTAGCGAATCAAGTGCTGACTACGACGAATTGATGACGGCCATGAAGGAACTGGCCAAAGAGGCCGACGTTGTGGTGCGCGAGGGCTTGATGTTTGACTTCCCTGATTCAAATGCCATCATCATTGATCCGCGCTGCAAGCAATTACGCGGATTTATTGGCGCTCGGTGGATCGCGCATGAAATGTTCTTCTCTTCTGACGAAATCATGGAGATTTACGGCAAAGATGTGAGCGGAAACTACACGCCTTATAGTGTGCAAAACAAGTCTCACGACACTTCGCGTCGCACTATGTCCACTGAGGGCAGCAAAGACAACGGCGAAGATGGCATGGTGTGCGTCTACGAAATTTATGACAAGCCCAGCGGCCTGATGATGACGGTAGCCGAAGGCTTTAAAGACTTCTTACTTGCCCCGACCGTGCCTGACCTGAGATTAGAAACCTTCTGGCCAATCTACTCGCTGGTCTGCAACGAAGTCGAGCATGACAAGGAAATCTACCCGCCTTCAGACGTTCACCTGATCCGCTCTATGGTGATGGAGTACAACCGTGCGCGTGAGGGTTTGCGCGAACATCGCAGAGCTAACCGGCCTGCTTACCTCACCCCCGCTGGTTTGCTGGAAGAGGAAGAGAAGGAAAAGCTAGTCACGCGTCCGGCTCATGCCGTTATCAGTATCCAAGGGATGCAGCCTGGTCAAAAGTCAGACGAGCTTGTGACGCCTCTGAAAACCGTAGGCATTGACCCAAACCTGTACGAAGTAAGCTCGGTTGTCACAGATGTGCAGCTTGCCGTTGGAGCGCAAGAAGCCCAGCTAGGAGGCACCTCTGGCGCCACGGCCACAGAGAACAGCATCGCAGAATCGGCGCGTATGTCAGCGTTGGGCGCACAAGTCGATGAACTGGACAGCTTTATGTCTGAAATCGCACGCGCAAGTGGTCAGGTTCTCTTGGCGCAGATGAGCGCTGAGCAGGTCAAAATCATTGCAGGGCGAGGTGCCGTGTGGCCAGAGCTTACCGCGCACGAAATCGCAGGCGAAGTATTGCTTGAGATTGAGGCCGGATCCACTGGCAAGCCCAATATGGCCGCTGAACTACGCAATATTGAGCGAGTTTTGCCTTACATCATACAAATCCCTGGCATTGACCCGAAATGGCTGGCCAAAGAGGTGCTTAAGCGTATGGATGACAAGCTGGACTTGGATGAGGCGCTGTCTGAGAACGCTGAATCCATTGTTGCCATGAACGGCATGAAGGATGCCAATGCAGCAGCGGGGATGCAGCAAGGTGTTCAAGGTTCGATGAACGCGCCCCAACAAGGCTCTCCCGCTGGCGGCTCAACTGGCTCTGGCGCGTCTTAATTGTATGAAGTATGTTGCATGGGATACATCATTTCAGACATAATGTATACAGGGAACTAAATGAAAAAGGATTCGACGTATGCAAGCCAATGAAATATCCGACTCGTCCTCGGATCCGGTAGTTACAGCGACAGACGATGTTGTTGTGGATGCCGGTACACCAGGCGAAACAGAAGAAAGCCTGCTTTCTGTTATCCAAAGCGTGTCTGAGAATTCAGCCGCCGCAAGAGAAGCAGAAAGTACCTTGGACTCGCCACCCGAAGCGCAACAAGATGAGGAAGTCTCTGAAGAGGCTGAAGCCCAAAAGGCTGATGACTTTTCCGATGTTCCCTTTAATGAACATCCGCGTTTTAAGAAGCTCATTAAAGAAAAGAACGAATACAAGGCGAAATTCGCTGAGTATGAACCAGACGCACAACAGTTTAGGCAGATCCAGACCTTCATGGACACCGCTCACCTGACACCTGACGAGGTAGCAGAGGGGTTGATGCTCATGGCAGAGATGAAATCTGGTGATCCTGAGAAGGCCTACACAGCACTGAGCGCGAAACTCGAAACGCTAGCGATTACGACCGGCAAGAAATTGCCGCAAGAGCTAGAAGAGAAGATCGAACAGGGCTATGCAGACCGCGAGACGGTTCAGAAATTGCACGTAGAAAGTGCTACAGCCAAGAGTGATGCAGCGAGGGCGAATCTGGTTAACCAGCAGCGCACCCAGCAAGAAGCAAAAGCTCAGGTTACGGCCATGTCTACAGCGGTTTCTGCGTGGGAATCATCGACAAGGGCAAATGATCCTGATTTTGATGTGAAGGCTGAACTGGTGAAAGACCGCGTGCGAGCGCACATGGCTCTACATGGTATGCCTGCAAATTCTAGTGATGCGTTAGCGCTGACACAATCAGCGTATGACACGGTTACTCAGACTTTGCGCCGCGTACAAGGGGGTCGGACAGCGATGCGTACCGCAGTCGGGGGCAAAGTTAATGGTTCAGTGACTCCGGAACCTAAAAGTCTGCTTGACGTGATCCGTCGAGCAACAGCCGGAGCGTGAACCGAGATAACCAATCGGAGCTTTTCAAATGGCATTTACATCAGACGAACTTAGCAATATCGCGAACGCAGCGCTCGATTATTACATCGACAAAGGCACTGTGTTTTCTTCAGCAATTCAAGACAAGCCTTTGCTTGCTGCCTTAGACGGTAAGGCCAAGACATTCCCAGGCGGTAAGGGCGCAGTGTCGGTCGGCGTTAAGGGTCAGTACGACTCGGTGCTGGGCGGCTTCACTCACAACGACAGCGTGAACTACGTTAATCCCGCAAAGATGAAGCGTGCATCGTTTACGTGGAAAGAGCATCACATTGGGATCGGCGTCACACTGACCGAACTCAAGCGTGACGGTATCTCTGTTGTTGATTCGATGAACAGCGATTCGCTTAAAAACAATCGCGGCCGCGAAGAGACTGCTATCGCTAACCTGTTGCAAGACAAGTTAGAAGATATGGCAGAGGGCTATGCCAAAGGCCTCAATGGCTTCTTGTGGGGTGACGGTACCGCTGATGCAAACGCATTGACAGGTATTCGCGCTTTCATCAAGGACACTCCGGCTGCTGCCGCTCAAACCTTGGGTGGCATTGACCAGAACGCCGCTGCAAACTCTTGGTGGCGCAACCGCGTTAACTTGGCTGTCACTACGACCTCAACTGGTGATGAGTTAATCAACCTGGTTAATCAGGAATTCCGTCAACTCAAGCGCTTTGGTGGCAAACCCACACTCGCGCTTTGCGGCTCGGACTTCATGGATCGCTTGAATAAAGAGCTACGCAACCGTGGCTACTACACGGACTCAGGTTATTCGCGTAGTACCGATGTTGCTCACGGTGACGTGACGCACGGCGGTGTTGTCTTTAAATACGATCCAACAATGGATGACATTGGTGTCACTCTTGGCGGCGCCACGAACTTCGCCAAGCGTTGCTACATCATCGACACATCGAAACTCTGCCTCTATTACATGGAGAACGAGAAGATGAAGCGTCATAGCCCAGCCCGTCCGTACAACCAGTACGTGATGTACCGCGCGATGACTACCACTGGCTGCTTGGCTGCTACTCAAGTCAACTGTCACGGTGTTTATCAGTTTAGTTAACCGCTGCTAGGCTAGGCCGCTGCCTTCGGGTAGCGGTCTTTTTTTACTAACTGGAGAATGAGAAATGCAACTATTAAATTGCTCTGTCGCTATTGGTGGTGAAGCCGGTATGACGGTTTTCAAAGAGCGCGTAACCGTGCCTGAGATTATGGTACTTCGCGCCGTGCATGGCGATGATGCGGTACGCAATATCGAAGTCGTTGGCAGCATCACGTTTAACAGCGCAGATGAGCGCGAGCGCTTAGCTCTGGTTTACACCAACCCAGAAGGTGTTGTTCGTGAAACGCTCGGTGTTGTCGGCTCTTTGCCGATGGAGTTATCAGAAGCGAATATCCCTGAAGATTTCAGTATTAGTGGCTCGGTTCAGAAAACAGCCAAGCGCCGCAAGGCCGCTGAAGCTGAACCTGTTGAGGTTTTAGAGCAAGAGTAATCAAGGAGTAGGCTATGTCGCGCAACGTAACGCTGGGTGTTTTAATTGATGACGTGCGAGCAGAGGCAGGGCATAGCCTACAGTCAAACCTTGGCACTGCTATGCGAGAGGTGCTGATTAAGGTACTCCAGCGCCAACAAAAACGCTTGTGGGAGGATTTCGACTGGCCTTTCATGCGTATTCACCGCGACGTGTTGACCCAGAACGGCCAGCGCTTCTACAACATCCCATCAGATCTGACCTACGAGAGCATTGAGCGCGTAGAGTTTAAGTACGG